AGTGAAGATGTAGAAGAAGTTGAAGAAACAGAAGAAGTTACTACAGGCAGTGGAGTAGAAGAAAGAATTAGAGAGATTTTAAGAGAAGCAGGCGTTGAAGATGCGGATAATCAAGACCTAACAGATTTACCAAAAGATTTAGAAGCTAAAGTTATGTCAGGTATTGCAAAGTCTTCTACTGATAGAAAAAAAGATATGATAGAAGCTTCTGCTATTATAGGTTTAAGTGGACCTGGTAGAGAAAGAAAAAAAATGATTGATGACGTATCTGGTAGATATGATGAAGGTGGTGTTGAAGAAGTAACCAGACCAAAATATGAAGGATATAAAAAATTTATAAGAAGACGAAGAGCGGACGGCGGTGCGATAGGCATTGAAGTTTTATTCGAAGAAAAGAAACCAAGACAAGGATTATTTATGGGCGGACCGGCGTTAGAAGGACCGGCGTTAGGTATTTACAATTCTATGAAAGCGTATCAGTCTTTCACAGATCAAGAGATAGCAGATGCTATCAAACAAGCAGGGTATGAATTACCAACTGCAGATTCAGGGACAACACCACCAGGTTCAACACCAGGTAATAATCTAGGTTATCAAAGTGGTAATGAAGGACAAGGAGGAATAATGAATCTTGATCCATATAGCAAAGGACCTGCTTCTCCTGGAAATCAATCTAATACTTCTTCAAAGTATAGTGTTGCTGAAATAGAAAAAGGTATAGATATTTATGGAAACCCAATAGATGAATCAATAACTAGTAAAGGTTTTATTGGAAGCGCTATGGATAAATTTTCTAGCCTCCCAGGAATTAAACAAGGAAAAAATTTAATTAATACTATAATGGATAATACTTTAGTTGGTAGAATAGCTGCAATGAGAAATCCGTTAAATCCTAATGCATCAAATTATAATCCGAGTCTTCAAGGTCAAATAGATATGCTTGGAGGTATGACAGGTACAAAAATTAGTGGAACATATATAGATCCATATAACAAACAATTAGGTTTTACTGATAACCTTACAGGTCAACCAATGACTGGTAGAGATCCTAATTCTGGTTTAGGAGTGTACGGACCCGGTTCAGTATTAGCTGGTCAAAATGTTGTATCAGGTTTTGGAACAAATGATTATGAGGATCAATTACAAGGTTACATTGATAAGATGTTGGATCGTAGAACCAAGGGAATATTAACAGAATTTCAAACTGCTAAATTAAAAGCAGCTGAAGCAGAATTAGAAAGAGCTAGAGAAAAAGCACAAGATAGAATTGATGAACTTAACAGACAAAAAATAGAAGCTAAAAAAGCAGGTGATGCTAAAAAAGCAAGAGACTTACAAATTGCAGCAGCAGCTAAAGCACAAGAGATATCAAACGCAGCAGCTACAGCACAACAAGAAGCTATCGAAAAAGATCAAGATAGAAGTAGAGATAGTGGACAAGCTGGTAGTGGCACAGGAGGTATAGGTGCAACATCGGGTTATGGATACAATCAAGGTAATGAATGTTTTGAACCAAATACTTTTATTCAAATGGCTAATGGTAGTGAGAAAAAAATTAAAGATATTCAATTGGGTGATGATACTAAAGGTGGAGAAGTTACAGGCGTGTTTAAATTTAAACCTTCTGGAGACGGTATTTACAGTTACAGAGATGTTACCGTTGCAGGTAGCCACTTTGTTAAAGAAGATGGTAAATTTATTATGGTTAAAGACAGCCCACTTGCAGTCAAGATTGATAAGATACCAGTTGTTTACTCACTAGATACAACTGGCCGAAGAATCTTTATTAACGATATTGAATTCGCTGATTACAACGGTGATGGTGTTGCTAAAAACTTCCTAACGAATGCTGGTGTAGATCTTACAGGTTTTGATACAGAGGTATTAAGACAAGTAGAAAATAGATTAATATAATGGAATTAAAATACAACGAAATAATTGGTGCAATTGTAAAACCAGATGATACACCTGCTACACAAGCAGAAATATTAGAATGGGCTGCAGCAAACCCAATGCCAATAGAAGAACCAAAACAACAGAACACAGCACTTCTAGAAGAAGTGATTGAAACATTTAACAAAAGAGGATAGATTAACAAAATGGCTGAAATAGACAAACCATTACCGAATACAAAAACAACCATTGAAGTTCCAGGTGAAGTAGAAATTCAAGAGGCAATCAAAGAAAACGTAGAAGAAGTTGAAACTAAAGGTGGACCTGTTGAAATAGAAATGACTGAAGAAGGTGGGGCAGAAGTTTCTTTTGACCCTAAAGCTGCAAGTCCTGAAGGCGGTGAAGACCATTTTGAAAACCTAGCAGAATTTTTAGGAGAAGAAATTTTAGATCCATTGGGTTCAAAACTATTTGACCAATACAACGAGTACAAAGAATCTCGTGGAGATTGGGAAGAAACTTATAGAAACGGTTTAGATCTTTTAGGATTTAAGTATGAAAGACGAACAGAACCTTTTAGAGGAGCTAGTGGTGTAAACCATCCTGTTCTTGCTGAAGCGGTTACACAATTTCAAGCACAAGCTTACAAAGAATTATTACCATCAGACGGCCCGGTTAGAACTCAAGTTATGGGTGATGCAAGTGTGGCTAAAGAAGAACAAGGTAAACGTGTTAAAGATTTTATGAATTATCAAATTATGGATCAGATGAAAGAATATGAACCAGAGTTTGACCAAATGTTATTTTATTTACCTCTATCCGGATCTACCTTTAAGAAAGTTTATTATGACGATCTTTTAGGTAGAGCGGTTTCTAAATTTGTACCTGCAGAAGATTTAATTGTACCTTATTCTGCAAACAGTTTAGATGATGCAGAGGCAGTAATTCACGTTATAAAAATGTCAGAGAATGAATTAAGAAAACAACAAGTCGCTGGATTTTATAGAGATATAGAATTAGGTTCTCCTCCTGTTACACAAAATCAACTACAAGATAAAAAATTAGAACTTGAGGGAATTCAAAAAGATGGTCAAGAAGATCAATACACACTTTATGAAATTCATACTAATTTAGATTTAGAAGGTTATGAAGATTTAGATGCCGGTGAAGAACCAACAGGAATTAAATTACCTTACGTTGTAACTTTATCTGAAGCAGGTCATAAAGTTTTATCTATTAGAAGAAACTATGCATCCGAAGATCCATTAAAGAAAAAAATAAATTACTTTGTACAATTTAAATTTTTACCAGGAACTGGTTTCTATGGTTTCGGTTTAATTCATATGATTGGTGGTTTAACTAGAACTGCAACAGCAGCTTTAAGACAATTACTAGATGCAGGAACTTTAGCAAACTTACCAGCAGGATTTAAATCTCGTGGTATTAGAGTTAGAGATGATGCACAACCATTACAACCTGGTGAGTTTAGAGACGTCGACGCTCCGGGAGGCAATATCAAAGATCAGTTTATGACTTTACCTTTTAAAGGACCCGACCAAACATTACTTTCATTAATGGGTGTTGTGGTGTCAGCAGGTCAACGATTCGCGAGCATCGCAGATTCACAAGTGGGTGATATGAACCAAGCCGCTGCAGTTGGTACAACTGTTGCATTATTGGAACGTGGATCGCGGGTAATGTCAGCGATACATAAAAGATTGTATGTTGGACTTAAACAAGAATTTAAATTATTAGCAGAAGTATTTAAAAGTTATTTACCACCTGTTTATCCTTATGATGTACCTGGTGCATCTAGAGAAATTAAGGTTCAAGACTTTGATGATAGAGTAGATATATTACCTGTAGCAGATCCAAACATCTTCTCACAGACGCAAAGAATATCGTTAGCTCAATCTCAATTACAACTGGCGCAATCGAATCCTCGAATACATAATCTGTATCAAGCATATAGATCTATGTATGACGCGCTGGGGGTAAAAAATGTTAATGCAATTCTACCACCACCTGCAGCACCAATGCCGATGGATCCTGCGTTAGAACATATTATGGCAATGAGTATGAAACCATATCAAGCGTTTCCTGGTCAAGACCACAAAGCTCACATCGATGCGCATTTAAACTTTATGAGATTAAATCAAACACAAAATAATCCTGGTGCAATGGCTGCTTTACAAAAAAATATACTAGAGCACATTAGTTTAATGGCACAAGAACAAGTTCAACTAGAATTTGTTGAAGAATTACAAGAAGTACAAATGATTCAACAACAAATGCAAGCAGCAGGTGCTGCAAATCCTGCAATGGCGCAAGGTATGATGCAAAATCCACAAGTAATGCAGGCACAACAACGTCTACAACAGATTACAAACCAAATTGAGTCTAGAAAAGCGAAGTTAATTGCAGAAATGCAGGAAGATTTTGCTAAAGAAGAAGAAAAAATTATGGGTGAGTATGGTGGAGACCCATTACTACGACTAAAAGGTAGAGAAATGGATCTTCGAGCGCAAGATAATCAAAGAAAAGAAGAAGAAGGTGAAGAAAGATTAAATCTTGACAAGATGAAAGCTCTTATGAACCAAGAAAATCAAGAAGCGAAGCTTGAACAAGAAGCAGATCTTGCTGGATTGCGTGCAGGCGTGTCATTAGCTAAACAATCAATGGCAGACCAAAGCAAAATTCACGATTTTGGTAGAAACTTCGGAAAAAAATAGATATAAACCCAATTAAGGAGAAAACTATGGTTAAAAAAACAAACAAAGGTCGAGACAATGTAAAAATTGTTCCTGAACTTGGTGCAAACTCTAAAGGTGAGCAACAAGGTGGGATTCCTGTGGAAATGACTGACCCGTTTACATCACAAACGGTTGACGTTAGAGGCACAAAGAGAATGAGACCTGACAAAAAACCTGTAAAAGCAACTTGGTACTAGTATGTGGTTATCGGCAATTAAATTAGCCGTCTCTGCTGGTAGTAAAATTTATGCTAACAAGCAGAAGGCAAAAGTCGCGATGTCTGATGCTCAACTGTTGCACGCAGAACGACAGGCTCGAGGTGAGGAAGCTTACCAAGGCAAGTTGTTAGAGGCACGTCAAAATGATTACAAGGACGAGTTCGTTTTGTTAATTTTGTCGGCGCCAATAATTGTGCTCGCGTGGGGAGTCTTCTCGGAGGATCCTGGCGCTCTCGATAAAGTGAAAACTTTCTTCGAACATTTCGCGGCACTGCCGACTTGGTTCAGTACCCTTTGGATTTTAGTCGTCGGATCAATTTTTGGAATTAAGGGTACACAGATCTTTAAAAACGGAGGAAAAAAATAATGCCAAATAGAAGATTTAACACACAAGTCGCTAATCCAATGAAGGCTGGCGGCAGAGTAAAAAAAGCAATGGGCGGAATGTCTAACGCAAGAAAAGATATGATGTCTGGTTACTACAAAGACGATATGGGTATGCAAGGCGGCGCTATGTATAAAAAAGGTGGTTCTGTTAAAAAGAAAAAACAGGGTTACAAAGATAGAAAAGATGAATCTATCGCAATGAGAATAAAAAAGAAAAGAACTAAAAAACAATTAAAAGATTCAAGAGATGAGTCTTATGGTAAGTTTGGTTCTAAAGCTAAAAAGTCTGGCAAAATAAACAAGTAGTTTATGGCTCGACAAAAGTTCATACAGAAGGCAATTAAAAAGCCGGGAGCTTTACGTAAGTCTTTAGGAATAAAGAAAGGCGAAAAGATTCCAGCTTCTAAATTAAAAGCCGCTGCGAAGAAAAAAGGCAAACTAGGACAACGTGCTAGATTTGCTATGACTTTAAATAAATTAAGGAACAAAGCATAATGAAAAAAATAGATGCAAAGAAGCAACCTGGTCTTGCTAAATTAAAAAAGAAAGCACCTCAAGTAGTCGCTAAAATGGGCTATATGAAAAAAGGTGGTAGAGTTAAAAAAAGGAAGAAGTAATGGCTAAACTATGTCCTGCAGGTAAAGCTGCCGCGAAAAAAAAGTTTGATGTTTATCCTAGTGCGTACGCTAATATTTGGGCATCCAAATATTGCAAAGGCAAAGTAGGTAGAACTAAAAAAGCTGATGGCGGTTTTATTGCAAGAGGATGTGGTAAGGTTATGTCTAATAGACGTAAAAAAACAAAAATGGTTTAATGAGTGGATTAAAAAAATGGTTGGACGAGAAATGGGTGGACATTGGAGCTCCGAAGAAGAACGGCAAGTATCAACCGTGCGGGAGATCGAAGGGAAGCAAAAGGAAATATCCAAAATGCGTTCCACTTGCAAAAGCCACACGAATGACAAGTGGGCAAAAGGCGAGTGCTGTCAGACGAAAAAGAGCAGTAAGTAACAAAGGACCTAAACCAACTAACGTTAAAACATTTGCTAAAGATGGTGGTATGATAGGGCAAGCACAAAGAACTTATAGAGGTAGCTACATAGATGGTAGTTTAGGTGGAGTACAAGTTTCAAATCCAAGTTTAAAAAAATATTATAAAGGAATGTTGTAATGCGAAAACAAGACAATATGCCTGCAAGAAACAAAAAGAACTTTAGACCTACAAAGTCTGGAGCAGGTATGACACGAGCCGGTGTCGCTGCCTACAGAAGAAAAAATCCCGGTTCTAAATTAAAAACAGCTGTGACTGGTAAAGTTAAAAAAGGGTCCGCTGCCGCTAACAGGCGAAAATCATACTGCGCAAGAAGTGCAGGTCAAATGAAGAAATTTCCTAAAGCAGCAAGAGATCCTAATTCTAGACTACGTCAGGCTAGAAAAAGGTGGAAGTGCTAGATCGATTTATTTATAACTGTTTTGCTAAACTTGATGATGCGGTTTCTTTTGTAG